CGCTCGTGGAGAAGGCCAAGGCCGACCCCGCGCAGCGCCCCGCCGTGCTCGTGAAGCACTTCAACATCCCGCAGAACCAGGTGACCTCGTGGCTCACCATCAACGAATGCGGCAGCGACAGGAAGGTGGACTTCTCGAAGCTCGGGGTGAAGTACGGGGTCGTTGGCTTCGACGCATCCGAGTCAATCGACCTCACATGCGCCCAGATGCTCTTCCTACGCGGCGAGAGGGATGCGGACGGCAACCTCGCAGACCCCGTGATGTACGAGCGCAGCATGTACTGGATCGCGGAGGACCAGCTTACGGCGAGGGAGGACGCTGGCTTCACCAAGGAGCGCGATGCCGTTCCGTACCGGCTGTGGGAGGAACAGGGGCTTATCCGCGTAGTTCCAGGCAACTACATCCCCAAGGACGTGCTCATCGAATGGCTCATGGAGCTGCGCGAGACCGAGAAGCTGTACACGTTCGCCATAGGCTACGACCCGTGGCACATCACCGAGGACAACATGGTTCGCCAGCTCAAGCAGTTCGCGGGCGAGAGTCGCGTTTTCAAGGTCAAGCAGGACAGCCCCGTGATAAGCGACCCGATGAAGCGCCTGCGCGCCGAGTACAAGGCGGGGCATATCGTGGACAACGCCAATCCCATCAACCGATGGTGCCGCATGAACGTGGAGGTAAAGACGAACGCGGCGGGGCTGATACGCCCGTACAAGGCGAACCTGAATCCCGCGAACCGCATAGACGGCTTCATGGCCGAGCTGGACGCATGGGTGGCGCTCGACTCGATACGCGACGATTACCTGCAGATGGTGACTAGCACCTGGAAGGGATGATTTCGTCTCCGAGCCGCCCATCTTGGGCGGCTTTTTTCATATCCGCGCTCGAAATACCACTTTTCCTTTACACTCCCTCGAACGCATGTTCCCCCGTTGAGGTATGAATAGCCTGAAACACCAGGCAAAACCGTCAACGGGGGCGTTTTGGGATTCATCGAGACAATCAAGGGCGCGTTCGGGCGCAAGCGGGAGAGCAAGGGATTCTCCACGTTTACCGAGTACACGCCTACGTACAGCACGTGGAACGGCTCGCTCTACGAGCAGGAGCTCATGAGGGCGTGCGTCCACTCGTTCGCGAACGCGTGCTCGAAGCTGGAACCTCATTACGACGGCCCCATCTCGCAGGTCGAGACGCTTTTCCGCACGTGGCCCAACGAGCACATGACGTGGAGCCGCTTCCTGTACCGATTGGCCACAATCTACGAGGTCGACTGCACGGCGTTCGTCATACGCCTGCACGACGCGCAGGGGCGCACCACTGGTTTGTGGCCGCTCAAGTGCTCCAACGCAGAGGCGATGGACGTGGGCGGCGAGCTGTGGTTCAAGTTCCAGATGCCCGTTGGCGACCCGCTGGCATATCCCGCGAGGGACGTGTGCGTGCTGTCAAAGTACCAGTACGTGTCCGACCTGTTCGGAACCCCCAACAAGCTATCCGACACGCTCTCCCTGCTCAACGCGCAGGCCGACGCCGAGCGCACGGCTATCGCCATCGGCTCGAAGATCATGTTCATCGGGCGCATGGTGGGCCAGGTTGACGAGGAGGACATGGAGCTCAAGAAGAAGAGGTTCGCAGAGCAGAACCTCGGCCCATCGAACTCCACGGGCATGCTCACGTACGACCAGACGTGGGACAGCGTGACCCCAGTGGCGCACAACGCCTACACCATCGACTCGGTGGAGATGCAGCGCATCGACGACCACGTGTTCAACTACTTCGGGACCAACAAGCTCATCCTGCAGAACGACTGCACCGAGGAAATCTGGGACAGCTACTACGAGGGCAAGGTGGAGACCTGGGCAATCCAGCTCTCCGAGGGCCTGAACAAGATGATGTTCTCGACCCGCGCCATGCTCACCAACAACATCAGCTTCACCGCCAACCGCATGCAGTTCATGAGCGCCGCCTCCAAACGAAACATGGTGCGCGACATGACCGACCGCAGGCTCATGACCATCAACGAGGGCCGTCAAATCCTCGGCCTGCCGCCCGTCCCCGGCGGCGACGTGTTCGTGAACCGCGGCGAGTACATGGTGCTCGACATGCATGGCAACGTCATCTACACGTCGGGCGGCAACCTCGCCACCGCATTGCCGCCTTCTGACATAGAGGACGCCAAGGACTTCGACCTGGGCGGCGACGACGACATCTACAACGACGTCGATGGCAAGTACGAAGACGACGTTGACGAAGGCTAGGAAGGAAACCGATATGCCAGCAAAACCGCAGGAGCGCAACTACCGCATGATGGCGCAGCCGTTCGCCGCGCCGAAGAACGAGATGGAGCTAGAGGTCCGCTCGGACGGCAACGCGGAAATCAAGTACCCGAACCGCTTCAACAGCGAGAAGTTCGTGGAGGGCTACGCCACCACGTTCGAGGACCCGTACGTGCTCTGGGAGGAGCCCGACTGGACCGACGAGCGCGGCGAGGTCCACAAGGGGTGGAAGTACGTCGAGATCATGCACGAGGGGTGCATGGATGGCGCTGACGTGTCCGACGTGATCTTCCTCTACGACCACGAGGGCCGCGTCTACGCCCGCAACCGCAACGAAACCCTATACCTCGAGCCGCAGATGCACGGCCTGTACATCGCGGCAGACCTGTCCCGCACCACGCTCGCGGGCGAGATGTACGAGGACATCAAGGCAGGCATGGTGGACAAGATGAGCTGGGCGTTCACCGTCGCAGAGGAGGACGTGGAGGAGGACGTCGACAACCGAACCGTCACCTTCCACATCCGCCGCATCAACCGTGTTTACGACGTGTCCGCAGTCAGTCGGCCGGCTGACCCGAACACGTCGATATCCGCTAGGCGCGTCATCGACGGAGCGATCGAGGCACGCGAGCTGCGGGAGGCGCAGCAAGCCAAGCGGGAGCTGGAACGCAGGCGCAGGGAGCTTGCGCTGCGGGCCAGGGCAATGTCAATCAGCACCAACTAGCAGGAAGGAGAACTCGCAATGGAGTTCACCGCAATGGATGCGCTCGCATACCGCTCCCTCGGGGCAGACGAGTACGCGCAGCGCCGCTCGGAGGTCATCGGGTTCGCCAAGGAGCTGCCCGAGGACGCCACCGTCGAGCAGGCCGAGGCCATCGACGCCGAGCTCGGTCTCATCGAGGCCGAGGACGAGCGCCGCGCCAAGCTCGCCGATTTCGAGCAACGCAACATGAGCAAGGTCATCGCCGGGTCGGCAACGCCCGTCGAGGCCGTCGAAGTCAAGGAGGAATCCGCTATGGAGCGCGCCGCTTCGCTGGGCGAGCATTTCGTCCAGTTCCGCAAGGAGCACAAGTCCGCAGACAACCGCTACATCGCCACGCCGTACGCCATGCGCGCCGCCGGCGACCCGACCCTGAGCACAGGCGTCGTGGCTACCCAGTTCGACAAGGAGGTCGTGCGCAAGCCCGAGACGCCGCTGACGGTGCTCGACCTGTTCCCGCGCAAGTCCATCTCCGAGCCCGTCTACAACTGGACGGTCTACAAGCAGAAGACGGGCGCGGCAGGCGTCACCGCTGAAGGCGTGACCAAGAACAAGATCACCTTCGAGTACGAGCAGAAGTCCGCGACGCTCAAGAAGCTCACGGGCCTGATCAAGATGACCGAAGAGCTGTTCGAGGACGCCCCGTACGTCGTGGACGCAATCAACGGCGACCTCGTCGACGAGCTGAACGCGTCCCGCCAGTCAACCGCCGTCACCGACCTGCTCGGCACCAGCGGCATCGCAACCGCGAGCGTCACCACGACCGCCGGCAAGGAGGCCATCAACATCCTCGACGGCATCATCGACGCCGCCGCCGACGTTGAAGATGCCACCGGCATCGCCCCGAACGCCGTCATCGTGACCCCCGCCATCTGGAAGACCATCCGCAAGGCGAAGAACACGCTCGACGAGTACATGGCAGGCAACCCGTTCGCCGAGTCGCGCTACAGCCGCCTGTTCGAGATGCAGTTCGCCAAGTCCGCCGACATGACCGCAAACCACGTCCTCGTTGGCGCGTTCGTCAACCGTGCGGTCGAGCTGGTTTCCAAGGCCGACGGCGTGCGCGTGGACTCCACGAACTCCAACGACACGGACTTCGAGAAGAACCTCGTCTCCGTCCGCGCCGAGTCCCGCGAGGTCGTGGCCGTCAAGCGCCCCGCCTGCTTCTGCGACATCACCGTGTCCTAGCGGGAGGTGAGCGAGATGCTGCGAATCTACAAGATGCCCGACGGGCGCACCTACCGCTACGAGGAGGGCGACCAGCCCGACAACGCCGTGCTGGTAGAGCAGGCCGCTGAAAGCCCAGAGACGCCCGAGAAGCGCGCGTCGAAGGTCGCGGCACGCAAGCGCACGGCCAAGAAGGCCCAGGAGGTCTAGGACATGGCCCTGCTCGACGACGTGAGAACGGAGCTGCGGGTTACGACGGAGCGCACCGACTCTGGGATACAGATTTACATACGCTCCGCCCTTTTCCAGATGGAAAACAGGGGCGTCAACCCGGAGTTCCTTGCAGAAGATGCGAATGACGGCGATTACCACGATGTCGTGAAGGACGCCGTCATCTGCTACTGCAAGGCGAGGTACGGACGCGACATCGAAGCGTCCGAGCGAAACGCCTGTATCGCATCGTTCAACTCCATCGTCGCGAGCCTGCTCAACGGCAAGCAGAACGTCCACTACCAGGGGGACGGCGAATGAGCGGGTGGAGCGACACGATCACGCTGCGCGACGTGACGAGCGCCGTCTACGTAGACGAGTACGGCATCGAGCACGAGGGCGACCCCGTGGACACCGAGGTGTTCTGCAACCCGTGGTACACGGGACTGGACACCTGGGCCACCGCCGCCCAGCTCGGGCCCAAGATAGCGGCCCGCGTGGAGGTCAAGACCTTGGAGTTCGAGGAAAGGCCGTACACGCAGGCCGTCTACCACGGCGTCGAGCTGGACATAGACCAGACGAGCCGCCAGGGGTGGGAGTCCACCATCCTGACGCTCTCGGAGCACGCGAGGAACGACTGATGGCCGACCGCTTCATGGCAGATTTGCAGGCGATTCTGGACAACGTCCAGGAGGTCTCCGACGAAGCCCTCCGGGCGGGGGTCAAGGCCGGCTGCGAGCTGTCCAAGGACGAGTGGTCTTCGGGCGCTCCCGTGGACAAGGGCGGGTACGCCAAGTCCATCAGGATGCGCGTCGAGGGCTCGGGGCGGGAGGTCCAGGGCCACGTCTACTCGAAGATGCCCGGCCTGCCGCACCTGCTGGAGAAGGGCCACGCCAAGGTCGGCGGCGGCAGGACGAGGGCGCAAGTCCACATCGCACCCGCTGCCGATGACGGCTTCGAGCTGACCGAGAAGGTAATCCTCGCCACGTTGGGAGCAGGGCTATGAGGGCGATGAGCGAGACATACGCGGTCCTCGCCGGGCTCGGCATCCCAGGGCGCTACGAGGCGTTCCCCGTCGGCAAGGCCCCCGCACCGCCGTTCTTCGTCTACACGGTCGACGACAACGGCGAGTTCTACACAGATAACCGCACGTTCGCGAGGTTCCCGCGCATGCACGTCGAGCTGTTCGAGAAGGTCGCGGACCCCGCGCTCGAGGAGAGCGTGAGGGACGCGCTCGAAGAGGCGTTCGGTCCCGTCGAGCAGGTCGGCTCTTGGAGCCAGAGCGAGCAGTGCCACATAGAGCAATACGACTTCACCTACACGAAGGAGGAGGAATCATGAGCGATTCCAAGGGAGTACGCTACGGCATCTCCAACGCGCACTACGCGCTTTACACCGAGGGAACTGGCGGCACGGCCGGCACCTACGCCACGCCCGTCGCCATGCCCGGTGCTACGAAGCTCACGCTGACGCCGCAGGGCAACACCTGGACGTTCTACGCGGACAACATTGCCTACGAGACCGGCAGCTCCAACACCGGCTACGAGGTGTCCGTGACCATCGCCGTCGTTGGCGACCAGGCAAAGATCGACCTGCTCGGCTACGCGGCCGACGACAACGGCGTGGTCTACGAGGCGGCCGACGCCGAGCCCAAGAGCTGCGCGTTTCTGTGGCAGTTCGACGGCAGCAAGGTCAAGAAGCGCGGCCTTCTGTACAACGTCAAGTTCAACCGCCCGACCGAGACCGGCCACACCA